CCTCTGGAACTTTTATTAATCCAGATCCTATACCTGCGATTGCAGACGTGTACCAACTAGTTGGGTTATCCTCTTCAGGGCCTTTCAAAGGAGTGAATTTAGTTACCACTTTTAACTCCCTCTTAATCTAGTTGTTCCTTTTGTAGGTAGATTTTCTTTTTTTATAATATCTTCAAGTTCCTTAACTGTTATAGCGTTTGGTCCTAATTTTTCTTTTTGTTTGTTTATATAATTTTTACTTTTATCACCCTTTGGTCTTTCTGGTATTAAAGTAAGTCCTCTCTCGCTAGCTATTTTTTCAGCATCAGATCTTTTAAGATCTGTTCCAGTGACTTTTTCTTCTACTTCAATGGTATCGGTATCTACATCTTTTATATTTGCTAAATCAGCGAAGCTGTAATCTTTTATAATTAATCCTTGTGTTGCTTTAGCTGTTTCTTTTTCAGCATCATTAGTTGGTTTTCTTATTTCTTTAATTCCACCCGTTGTACCATCTATAAAATATTTAATACCTTCTTTTATATTTTGTTTATTTGCTTTTTCCCAAGCTTTTAAATTACTAGGTATTGATAAATCAGCGGTGATCGCTAAGTTATAGTTTGCTAATTCATTTCCTAAGAAATCTTTAGCTTGGCTAAATTGAGTTCTGCCAGTTTCTCCTATTTCTTTAGTGACAATGTCGGCCATAGTTTCAGAAATATTTATATCCCCAGTGTCGTTATAAAAATTTTCTTTTATTAAATTATAATTAACACCACCTTCCGCATCTGTTTTCGCTTGATAAGTTTTGGTTATTTTTTCAAGTTGAAAAATCTGATCTTCGTCTATTAATTTTTTCTCATAAGCTCGTTTATCTTCCTCTGTCATTCTCTCATATTCTTTTGCTTCTTTTAAAAGTTTAGCATCATAGGCTCTTTTTTCATCTCTATCTAATATTTCATATGCTCTTGTTTGTCTTAACAAATTAATTTCAAATTTTCGTTTTTCAGCGTCTTTTAAATCTTGGTAGACTCTATTATCTAAAGTAGAAGCTCTTAAATATTTTCTTTCGTCATCAGTTAAGAATTTTTTATAATTCATATCATCAGCTCTTATGGCTAAATTATATCTTTGATCATCTGCTCTTGCTTGATCGGCTAATCCCAACTCAGTTCCTTTTAATCTAAGACTTCTTTCAAACTCCGCTTCTTTACCTAGCCTATCTAACAAAGCTTTATTAGCTGGACCTAATTTTGAAATAGCATCTGCTAAACCAGTGGCCGTTGCTATCTGTGGACCTGCAGTTAGAAGAAAAGTAGTTAAGGGATCTGTGCCTTGATATCCACCTACACCTTCTCTTAATTGAGTTATATAATCAGAAATTTTTCTAGGCTCTTGAACCTTTACCGAGCTTTTAAAAGCCTCTGGACTTTCATAACCTTCTAACTCTATACCTTCAGCTCGTTTAGCAATATCGGGAGCCAGATCTGTTAATTTTTCGTTTAAAATATTTTCTCTTTCCTGAAACTGTATTGGAAGAAGTTGTTCCGAGTAAGTCGGACGCGCTATTTCATCACCGCTAAATATACCGTCCTGAGCTTTAACTCTATCTGTAATACCAGACATAATACCCACACCGACGTTACCGCCTTTTCTAAACATCGGTCTTTTAAAAGTTCTACTCATATTAATTAGATGATCCAAAGGGTAATGCTCTATATATCCCTGCTAATGTTGCACCTGCTCCAAGAGCTGTTGCTAGAGGATTTGGACTAGGTTCTGTTATTTGTCTAGTTTGACCTGGGTATCCAGCTATTAAACCTGTTACACCAGTGCCATAAGCCTGAGCAGCACCTAATGGTTGATTTAATTGTTGTTGAGCCAACTGTTGTTGAGCTGATAATTGAGCTTGTCTTTGAGCTTGATTCTGTGCACCTAAAGTTGTTAATGCTCCAACATCTTGACCTAAGAAAGCTTGTTGTGCTCTACCTAATCCTAATTGATTAGCTGCTAAAGCTTGTTGATTTTGGAATGCTTGTTGAGCTAAATTTTGAGCTTGTCCAAAACCTTGTTGTAATAATTGTGCCTGTAATGCTGCACGGTTCCTGTCGCTTGCTGTTTGGTACTCGGCTCTTTGAACACCTTCTCTACCACCTCCGAGAACACCTCTGCTCACAGCTTGAGCAGCAATGTTAGGTATACCTTTTGCTGCCTGAACATCAAACTCTTGTAACGTGGCATCTATAACATCTTGTTGATACGGAGACATAAATGCTTGATAAGCTGTTGGCCCTGTTAGTGTTCCAGCCTGAGCTTCTCTTGCAGCTGCAGATTGTAAGAATGGTTGGTATGCTCCCAAACCTTGTGTAGCTAATTGTTGAGCCGCCGCCTGTAAAGGATCTTGGGCAGCTACAAACTGTGGTCCAAATACTTTAGAAAGATCTGCTGCTTTAAGTTGACCTGTTGCAGCTGCAAGATCTGCTAAAAATGTTTTACCTGCCGCTTCAATAAACGGTGCGGGTAATATACGTTGTGTAGTTTCTTCGGCCATTATGCTACCTTATTCTCCAATCTCTTCATTTGATCATACATTCTTTGTGCTCCTTTTTCAATGCTGCCATCGCCAGCACCTCTAACAGCATCAGCTGTCATTACAAATTCATTTTTACTTAACATAGCTGGTACATCATCAGCTCTCTCTTTTATACCCACTGGCACAAAGCCACCTTCATCTCTGTAGTCTCTTTCCCGTACACCAGCTTGATTAGTTCTCATAATACCTGTTGGCATGCCACCAGCAGCTAATTTTATTTTTCTAACAAATTCATTAGCTTCTTTTAATGCTTTAGAATCTGCATTGGAGAGCCCTGCCTCAGAATATTTTTTTAATAACTCTAGGTATTTTTTATTTAATAAAAATTGTTTTCCCTCACCACCCTCTGGCGTGCCTTCAGCGTAACCTATACGACCACCAGCAGCTTTTTTATTCTTTTCGTATTCTTTAAGAAGTTCCATTAGCTTTTCCATTCTATTAGCTTTTTTCTTTAGCTCATAGTTTTTAACTTCACCTCTTGCTAATCCAGGCATAGTCTCCTCTAATTCTTTTTCAGTCATAAATTTAACACTATCTTTTAAACCAACTCTACCACCCGTAGCATATTGATCACCAAAAATCATTTCCCTAACTTCAAATTCATCAAAATTTCCCGCTTCGGGATCATCTTTTAAATAATACAATTTAATTCCAAGTCGTTCAGCTTCGTCATTAATTGCAAAATCATTTAGTTTATATTTAGGTGTTCCATCTTTTAAACCAACTCTACCACCTGTTGCATATTCACTTGTATTAGTTTCTATAAATTCTTGTATCTCTGGTTCCTTTGCGTCTGGATTTAATTTAGTATAATAATCTCTTAAATATTTTGATACCGCCACTTTGTCTTGAGTAATAGCTTTTACTTCATCGCCGCTAAATCCATCTGCTAATAATAAACTTACGAGACCACCACCTACTCCTATCTTAGTCCCCGGCCCTAAATTTTTAAATTTGTCTATAAGACTAGTGCCTACGGCACCAGGCCCAAATAATTTAGTCCCTAATGCAGTCTTACCAAGACCAGCAAAAGGCCCCATACCTGCTAATCCAAAACCACCGGCTAATAATAAACCTTTACCGACAGGAGATTTAATAAGATTTTTAACACCTTTACCTATACTTTTTACTAGGCTTCCTAATCCGTATAATTGTCTGGGTTGTTGCATTCGTGATATTGCCATAATTTTGTCTAATTTAAAGTTAAGGGCAGGCGTACTAATCCTGAAATATCACACTTTATTTGATTTTTTTACTATCGTCAACAGGTTTTAAGTTATCAAAAAATCTACCAGAATATTGGTATTCTCCTACATGGCTTATGTAATCCATTATATAAATGTATAGTTTACCACCCATGTCTGTCCACCTTTGACAAAAACCAAAATCTTCACCAAAACAACGTTTAGTTTCTGGGTCGTGGATTGTATCAAAAAAGTTATAAAAATTTTGTTTTTTAACCTCTTTACCATTTATATTAGTTGGTTGAAATATCTCTAGCTCGGGGTAATGTTTTATCATCTTCTCTAACGTAGTTCTTTTAATTAACATACAGCCTGTAGGAGCATGAGTTACTTCAACTATTCCCTTATCTGAAGCAATGTGTTCTTGATCTTCTAGTTTTATAGGAAAAGTTAAGCCTGGTGCTTTTAATTCTCGTACTGATTTAGCTTTATCTTTTTGACTCCAAACCTTATCCCAATCAAAAGACTTCATAGGATATGGACATGAGATTATATCTTTATCTGCGTTTAACATTTTTTCTATTGTTTCAAAATCAAAATCAATATCCGAGTCGATAAATAATAAGTGTGTATATCCATCTATATGATTTAAAGTTTCAGCCACACAAAGGTTTCTTCCTTGTGTTACTAATGATGATTTCATTAAAGTAAAACTAACTAAAATATTATTATTAATACAAGCTTGTTGAAACTTTAACACGGCTTGACAATAATGCATAGAAACATCGCTATGCACAGGTGTGCATACCATTATCTTGTAAGGCGATTCTCCAAGATGTATTGTTTTTACATTACCTTTCTTTTCGTGGCTCGTAAACCATATCGGCTGATTTGGATCTTGCATCTATTACTCCTTTTAAAAATGTTGTCCATTGAATTGCAACTTTACCCCAATTATAATAAACGTTGGCGTAGGCTGATTGAGATTCTAAATGGTTATGTATTTGTTTTGCATGCATAGTTTTAGCTGCTTGTTCTATTGCAAAACCAAATTTTTGAGCCAACGCTCTGTTATTATCCTCATAAGGGATATACATTGGAAACTCTGCACCTGTTTCATACAAAGCACCAAAGTCTGTAGTTATACAATATAAACCGGCCGCCATGCATTCTAATAAAGATATACAAAAAGTTTCTTCAAAAATACTAGGGTAAACATACATGTGATAATTTTTTAAATTTTCTTTTATGTATCTATTAGGCTTGTATCCTATGTAGTTTACATTAGGTAAAGCCTCTGCTTGCTCGTAAAGTTCTTTATAATATTTATCATTCTGATCGTAAAAGTCTTTTCCATAAACTTCGGTAGAAGAATAGACATCTAGAGTTATTAAAGGATTCTTAACTAATTGCATGGCACCTAGTAATACAGATAAGCCACGCCATGGTGTGTTTTGATGAATTATTTTTATCTGGTTTCCTTCTTGATAAGGTGTAGATTTTTCTATTTTATCTATACCATTTTTTATAACCACACATTTATTAGTAGGAATGTTAAAATGATTTCTATATTTTTCATAAGTCCAATGAGAATTAAATACATACCAATCATACTTACTGTGATTAGCTGGGTTCTTAAACCAAGGGAATAAGTTAGGTTGATCATAGGAATTTTTTTGCCAAAGAATATTTGGTTTGGTTGGATGTAATGGTATTTTTTCTGGAACCGAAGTGCATATCTGCACTTGATCTAACAAACTTTTATCTACGTGTTTTTCTAAATATTCAAATTGTAGTTCTGTTCCACCCTTAGGGTTTTGGTTTCTTATCTTCATTCATTACTTTCTGAAATACTTCTAAGCCTTTATTGGTAACTTGCACAGTAACATCTTCAACAATATCAGGTCCTTCCATTTTCTCGGAAGAAGTCTCACCTGTCTTTGTGTTTCTATAAGTAGTTATCGTCGTACAGTCTATCTTTATAGTATTATCCGTTTTCATTCTCTCTGTTTATTAAAGCATAACTTATGGCACCTTGTATTTTATTGCTGCCTGTTGCTGCTTGCACTGTTATAGCATCACCTGCTTCTAAATTCAAGCTTTGAGGTGTGGCATTTACTTGTGATTTAG